TTGCTACCAGATCACGAATCTGGCGCTGAGGGGAGATTCCAAAGCTGCTTGTCATTGAGATTCCTCAGTGGTAGGTGCAGGTGTAATAGCTGGTTTAGCTCCAGAATAAGAGGAGGTAGGAGCAACAGGCTTAGGAGCAGGCGGCTGCATAGCCTTGTAGTTCATAAAAGCGTTTAGGCCAATAGTGCCAATGTTGAACGCCAAAGCAGAAGCACTGGGACCCATAGCAGCCGTAGGCTCTACCGATTCAATAGGCAGAGGAGCCAAAGGCTTAACGGGATCAGCAACAGGACGAGGGGTGTAGAACTGAACCTGATTGACAGCGTTCTCTCGTGCCACGTTTAGGGCTTCACCAGCTCGTACCTTGTCAGCAACACGGAAGTTACGGGTAATTTGACGGTTGCTGAGGTTAGCCAAGTACTGCTGTTGATACTGGTTTTGCAGCCTTTCAACAGAACGACCAACCTGACCGCTAGAAACCTTTTTGGCTGAGGCAGCAATTGACTGAGCACGGATGTTCTCCATCTCAATCGTTTCTTTAGCCTCTTCCTCGTAAAACCGACCCTCAAGGTCAGCAAGCTGCTTTTCAAAGTTCTTGGTAGCTGAAGTAGCTACAGCTCCTTTAAACGTTGCTTGTTGTTCAGCTAGCTGCTGCTCGTACTGCCGAACCTTTTCAACGTAGTCAGACTCTCGATACCAAGAGTTCAGTTGATACTCGTAGTTACGGTAGTTCTCTCGGCTTTGAGAGGCGTAACGAGTCCAGTATTCAGTTTGAGCTGCAGCGTTGTAACGATCAGTTTCTGTTTGTTTTAGTTGGTAATCAAAAAGAGCTGCAGTAGTACCCATACCAAACTGGGCAATACTGAGAATCGAGGGCAGATCAAAGATCCCTTTAGAAGCCATTAACCGTACTTCCTCGCTACATCAAAGTACAGACCAGTCCATTCAAGAGCTATGAACTTAGCCTGGTCAATGCTGTCGTTCACTAGCTCCACTGTAACTTGGTCATTCTTGCTTTGGATATAAGCCCTAAACTTGGCCTCCTCAAACGGCTCTTCCTCGCTAATAACGATGTTCCCGTTTAGAGGGTCTCTACGGTCAAACTCATAGGTAATTGTGTCCCTGTGCTTAGGGCTCACTTCAACAGTGAAGTACCTTGCATCGTTGTAATAAATATCCAGGTATCGCAGCTGAAGACGACCAGTACGATTACCAATAAAAGTGTTCTCGGTCGCTGTTCTGCTATACGGCATAAGTTGAGGCGGTTGGTAAGTAAACGTAAATTTCTCACCAAAGACCCAAGAGCTACTTGAAAAATCACCAAGGCTGTCGCAAACAAAACTGGTAACACCTGCAGGAACGTTATTAGCCACGATCCAGCGCTTTTCAGATTCCGTACTACTTGCACTGTTCTGTTTAATAATTACAAACTGACTGACGTTAACAGTCCTGTAAGGCAACGTAACGGTTGTTTTGTTAGTAACTGCAGAGTAGCTAAAGCTCGCAGTACCAATGTCAGTGGTGATTGAGCTAGAGATCTGACGGTCAAGCAGGAACAAGTCTCCACTTTCCTGAGGCGGCCTAGAAGCGTTAACACCCTCAAGGTAGTACTCAGTGTTAGCGCCGTTAACGTAGCTCACCAGCTTGAACAGGGTGCCCTCAACAAAGTCACACCAATAGATGTTCTTGTTGGGGAAGGTCCATTTGTGCCAAGCGTTCTGCCTGTTGGTCAAAGAGCCACCAGAGGCTTCCCAGAAGAACTGATACACATACAGCGAATCAGGATCGTCCTTGCTCAAAGCAATCAAATACTGGTCTGTACGGCTAACAGCAAGGGAATCAATGTTCTTAGGGATGTATTTAGGAACCGTTTCAGTAATTACTGCGGTTTGACCCAGGTTGATACCAACGGTACGGTCAGTCGTAATAAACGTATGGAAACCAGTGAAGTCACCCTCTTTGACAGGGAACAGCACCTGAGGACCCACCTGCTCAGGCTTTACGTTCGGCTCCATGCTGATGGAACTAATACGACCCACAGAGGCTGTCTCAGGGCTGAATGTAACGTTGTCACCTGAGTACAGACGGAACTGGTTTTCGTTGGAGAACAGAACAAGTTCGTCCTGCTGCTGCAACGCATAGTTCAACACAGCAACGTCGTTACTGACAGCGGTGAGATCAATAGGATCGCTGTCTACAACCTGAAGGGCTGACTGCTGCCAGAAGTTGTAATAGTCTCCAGACTCACTCAGGATGACGTTTTCACCGCTGACAAACCCAAGGCGGTTTTTAAAGAACACAAGGTCGTTGATTGTGTTGTCGACAAACGAAGGACCAGGAAGTTCATCCTCATCACCAGCCAGTCGAGTACCCCAACCAGGTAGCGTGAAGGAAACAGTGCTGTCGGTGTAGGTTGTACCGCTAAAGGGCTGGAACGTAAACCTCACAAGGCCGCTAGCGTTCCGGTAGTAAACAAACGCATGGGGCATCGTGTTGTCGTCTAGGAGCCCTCTAGCGCCCCAACCAGCAGCCTCTTCCCACACACCACGTCCAAAGTCACCGTTGCTTGTGGTGTTCTCAGCGTTGAACGTCAGGTAGTACGAGCTTTGATCTGAAGAGCCATCAGGAGCTACAAGGACCGTATAGCCCTCCCAAGAGGTCGGAGGAAGCTCTGTGATGCTGGTTACCTGATTGGTAAAGCCAGACATCAACGTATTGCCTCGTGCGTCGTGAGCTACAAAGCTTTTGAAGTACCGAGAGCTGCTCGTAAGACCAATAAGAATTTGAGAGTCTTTAACAGTAAATGTCAGCTCGTTATTGATATCGCCTTCATCAAGACCATCGCCAATAGTCAGAGTGCTGGAACCATTAGCAGTGGCGTTTACTGCTGTACCAGCCTCGTTAACAAGGGTAAAACTTGCAGTACCTACAGAACCAATAAAAGTATTAGCGGGGATACCAGTACCACTTACAGTTTCACCAACAGCGATTAAATCAATATCAGCAGCAGTCACACTAGTAACCGTGCTACTGCCAATAGTGGTACTACCAGTAATTGTTTGAGTGTTGCTAACGAGCTTTTGAGCAATCGTTTCAGTACTAACAACGTTTGCGTTGCCGCCGCTGTCAGTAAGAGATGGGGTGATGTAATGACCTCTGATAACGTCGTTGTTATCTAAGGTAATTGTGACGGCATACTCAGTGTCATAGTCAACCAGCTTGACCCACACTTGAGCTTTGGTGGGTCGATAGACAGAACTGATGCTACTAACGTTGTATCTGGTTAGCGTCTCTGCTGCGTCGTAGGAAGTTTCCTTTTGAACGTTAGTTACAAAGACGTAATCTTGAAACGACGTAGCCCTAAACCGATCACGAGCCCTACCAGATCCACGGAGGTAGCCAAGATTGGTGGAGGTAATGTTGGTAAAAGTTTGCTCAATTGGCACAACGGAAGGAAGGATACCGCTAATAGGTTCAACATTGGAGACGCCAGAAACAAACGTATAACTTGACTCAACAGTCAGCGTTACTCCAGTCGTTGTAGCAGTTGCATTTTTGCTGAGAGTGATGCGAGAGCCAGCAGTATCAATATCAACAATTTTGGTTCCGCTAGGTATACCACTACCTGTTACACCAGCTCCGACAAACAAATCTGTCATAGAACTGACAGAAGTCACCACAGCAGAACCACTAGTAATGTTCCCAGTACGAGATACGGTACGGCTGTCGTCAGCAACAATGAGAATAAATCGCTCGTCACTACTGCGGTTGTAGACGAAGACCCAGGCCTCATTCCACTTGATGGGGTTGGTAAGGGTCAATCCTCCAGCGTTCTTGGTCAGCGTATCAATACGCTTTACAGGCACAGAACCAAGACGCTTTTTAAGACCCTCAACAAGATCGCAGTTAGCGTTTTCAAGAACTTTGGCAAAGCCAGGCAGCACAAAGCTGTCAGCTTGTTGGTTTACACCTTTATTAAGGGGACCAATGATTTGGCTAAAAAGTTCTCGTGACATCAGCGATCAAGAATGTTGGGACCAAAAGTAGTAATCACACGGCCACCATACATATCATCAGGACCACTGATGAAGTTGTAGTTCTGAGCCATGTCCTCAGTACGCTTCAGGGTTTGCAAAGCGTTCTTCTCATCATCAGCCGTATAGCTCTCAATACTGGCAGAGGTCACAGCACGGTTAGAGAACATCCGACCAGCACGGATCATAATGTACCGCCGAGCGGTTTCAGGAAGGCTGTCCCACTCCAGCTCCTCCACAATTTCAGCAACCAGATCGCTAGTACCACCAGTAACACTGACGCTAAGGCTACCCCTCAGGTCATATGTGTTTTTAAGGCGATCAAAAAGCCGAAGACCGCGAAGAACAAACCTTTGAGAGGGGTACGACAGCGGGTTAAACCGTACAGCCAAGGTGTTGCTAGGAAGCTGGGATTGGCCTGTAGAAGCGTCCAGAGGAATGGAGTCATATAGCATCGTGTTCCAAGACCACCCAGCGCCTTGAACCTCACGGCTAACCTCATCCAAGGTGCGCTCTGCAAGACTAGCGTCACCAGTTAGTGGTGGGTTGAGAGAGTTAATAGGTGCTTCACCAATAATGGCGAGCAGGGTGTTAACTGCACTGAGTTTACTAGTCGCCATTTATTGCAACAAAAAAGGGGAAGCATTTGCCTCCCCTCATTGTATTGGTAATTAACTAGAAGCTAACTACGAGTAATAAGTCAGTGACTCAGTACGGGTTACCGTCATGAAGCAGGCTGACTGCACACTCAGGACGCAGGATACCGTGACCCACGGCATAGCTAGCGACCATCATGGTCGATTGCGTCATGGCTTTGAACTCAGAGCCAGTCATCTGCATCGACACGTCCTTCAGAGCCACAGTACCCACAGCTTCCTTGGTGAAGCAGAGGCCAAAGCAGTTGGCGATGGAGGAGGTGTTACCCTGCTCATCTTGGAAGTAGTCGACAGTACCGGAAGCAGCCTGACCATCAGAGCCGTCACGGCCATTGATGTAGTTAGGACGCTCACCACGGGTCACAGCAGACTGGTTGGACAGACCCACATAAGACTGACCGTTGGTGTAGCTGTTAACACCCAGGTGGTTGCTGGTCAGCAGGCGGAAGCCAGCCACAGAAGCAACACGGTTCTGGTAGATAGCACCGTTAGCACCGCCGCCAGCGTTCCAGTCAGTGTTGATGGCGCGGTCGCTGTTCAGCACGTCGTAGTAAGCACCAGGGCTCAGGACGCACACACGGCCTTCCTTAGGAGCATCCTTCTCGTCCAGGGCTTGGCAAGCCTTGAACAGGTTTTCCACGATCAGGTCGCCACGAGCGTTGCGATCAGCAGCACCGTTCAGGTCGATACCAGTGAACGAAGTACCACCAGGCATCCGGTTCAGAACGAACAGACGCTCGCCCACTTGGAAACCAACACCAGTACCGGTACCAATCGAACCAATCGGGTTGATGTCGAAGGTAGCAGCGCCGTTGGTAGGAGCGGTGGTGATCACACCATAGGAACCAGAGTTCTCGCCATACACAACCTCACCCACTGCCCAGAAGGACAGCTCAGCGGTCTGGAAGTTGGCGCTCAGGGTAATGGTGTTGGAGCTCACGGAGGCGTAGGTACCGCCGTTCAGTTGGAATCGCTTGGAATCCCAATCTTTCACGCGGCCATCAGACTCGGTAGCAGCCAGCAGGGTGCGAGCCAGACGCTGGTCATAGGCACGAGCCAGAGCACGGCCAAGCTCGGTCGAGTAGATCGAACGAACATCCCAGTGCAGTTTGGCCTCGTCCAGGTCATAGATCGAAGCGTCAGCGATCAGCAGGTCATCAATGGTGATGATCTTTTCGCCAATCATGCCCTTGTTACCTTGACCGGTGATGAAGTCACCAGGACGGTGGTAGCGGCTGGAGAAACGACCAGTGATCGGGAAGCTTGCGCTCTTGCCCGAAGAGATGGTGCGCTTCATGGTCAGATCCTTGAAGATCGTCTCACGGTTGAAGGTCGTCAGAACCTCGCCAGAGAAGATCTTGAGGAAGTTAGAGCTTTCACGCTCAAAGTTACCGGAGGCGGAGCCAGCGTTAAATTGAACGCCATTGATACTCCCCAACCGGCTAAGAGATGCGTTGAGATCAGGCATCGTTAGTTAGGTTAGTGAACTGTTTAAGGGCGCTCGTAACTCAACTGTTGTTATCGCCTCAGCGGCAACAATGTTTACGTTCGCTAATGAAATATTAACCCCTAGGGCCGAGAACGTCGCTACGGATCAATTTGTCTTGAACGTCTTGGGTATAAGCAGGATCTTGCAAATACCGAGGATCACTCATAGCAGCCATAACTTCCTGACTGGAACGGAACACATCGCTGCTGCTACCAGACAGCTTGCCACCGATCAGTTCAGGCTCATAGCCAGAGTTTTCTTGGAAGGCGTAGTACAGAGACTGCAAAGCGTTACGAGCACGGTAGTAGTCACCGCTGTTCACTTCACGGTTGTAAGCCTCAAGTTCAGCAACATCGAGGTTTTCCCGAGCCCACCCTTGAACAGCTTCAAAGTTCTCTTGACCACCAATGCTTTCCATAATGGTGGATTCTTCTTCCTGAGACAGGACAACAGCTTCTTGCTGCTCTACTTCCTCAGTAGGAGATTCCTCAGCCTTTTCGTAGCCACTACGGCCACCCAATTTCTTCTCAAGCTCTTGATAAGCCTTAAGCAGCTCATCAGGAGAACGAAACTTGCCAGCAATCAGTTCCTCTTGTTGCTCCTGTTTTTCAGCAGCTTCAAGGGCTTCAATGTCTTGCTCGCTGTAAGGGCCAGTTTCCTGTCCCAAAAAGTTATCTGCAATGACTTCCATGATCAGCCGATACGAACGGTCAGATCAGGATAGATCCAAACAGGACGCTTTGCCTTAGCAGCAGCGACATATTGCTCATACACCTCAGGCTTTTTAGCCTTCAGGTCTTCAATGAGCAGATCCATCTTGGACTTAGGCTCAGGCTTTTTCGGAAGCTCTTTAACCTCAGAAGCCTCCAGGGGCTCCACCGATTTCTTGACTTGCCCGGATTGAGTCATTTTCAGCTTTAACGAGAGCGGCCTGTTTAGCAGGATCGTTATTAGGATCTTGCGCGGCCATTTGTTGCTGCATCATCATAGCTTGCTGTTGTTCTTCAGCCATTAGATCCTCGTCCGTTTTAATCAGTTTGTAAGTATCCAAACCGTCAGAGGCTGCAAGACGAGTAATCAACTCACGGCTGTTGACATACTTGACCATCGTTTCAGGACCAAGGGTTCCAGCAATGGTTTGAAGGAACTCAATCAGCTTGGCCTTGTCGTTACCACGTCCCAGAGCGTCAAGACCAGTGGTGATCTGAGGTTTCACAATGTCCTTAGGAAGCTTCGGAAGACGCCCTTGACGCTCCATGAGGGCCATCTTGCGATTCACAAGGGGAAGCTGCAGCTCAACGCTCAGGATGCTGTAGATACCACCAAGACCTGCTTCCAGCTCTTGTGCCACCATTCGGATCTCTTCAGCCGTAACACGATCTCGGCCAGAGGTACCAGCTTGAATAGCGCTGTTAAGCAGGAACGCAAAGCTCAGTCGCTGTTCAATTCGTGCAATGGTGTTCAGAGCAACCGTGAGGTCTGCCTGCTTCTGCATCTGAAGAGGAGCCACATCGTTTGGATTGCCAGCCACAATTGATCCATTGGCAGCCCGAGCAAGAGCGTCAGGGCGAGTCGTGCCGTTAGGGTTGCACAGGAAGATGATTTTGGCTGCTGCTGCAGAGCCCTCCACAATGGCTTTAGAGAGGTACTCAAGGCTCTTCAGGTCTCCCAGCAGCTCTTCGCAATAGCCACGGCCATAAGCTTCGTGAGCCACACGGAACATCCGCAGGGGAATCCAAGGGCTCTTATCAATTGGAACAGAACCAGGCTTACCAATCTGTTTGCCGTAAGCCTCTTGGTACCAGTTACAACGGTCAGCTTTGTAATCCCACTTGACGTGGGTAAACAGGAAAACAGTCTTATCTACAAACTTGCCTTCGGCGTCCTTAGGAGCAACCTTGCCAGGCAGCACGTCAGGGTTGACTTCCTCACGCACCACAACCTCAAGGATGTTTCCTTCAGGGTCACGGTTCAGGACAAAAGACTTCAGTGGGTAAACCCTGGTGCCAGTCTCAGCGACATACAGCAGAGCGTTACCACCAATGATCAGGTGCTTGAGGGCTTCAAACAGCGCCGTGCGATCACCAGACTCTTCAATGTCCCGCATGACGGAACGTTCCATGAGAGCCAGTTGTTGGTCAAACTGTGACTGCAGCTCCTTGTAATTATCCAGTTCCTTCTTGAGCTTCATGTCGTCTACAGAGAGACGGAAGAAAGCTTGGTTAGGAGGCAGCAAAGCAATCAGCAGCTTGCTAGCCAGGTTGTTCACACCACGAGCACCAAGACCTTGGTAGGTGGTTTGGATCTTGGTGTAAAGATTTTTGCCGGTACTACGGTCGTTATCCGTGATCAGAGTCGGCAGAGTGTACTTGCTGCACTCAATAGCTCGATCCAGATAAATAGTCTTTTCCGGCTCAAGGGCCGAATAACGAGCCGCAGCGTTAGACATTCAAACCACCAGTTGCAGTACTTGCCCCCATACCCATACCGCTAGCACCAGCAGTAAGAGGGGATTGTATCTCCAAACTAGTACGCAGTGCAGCAGGTGTGCCAACACGACGGCGAACAGGAGAACCAACGTTAGAAACACTCTGCTGACGTTGAATAGCAGCTTGCAGTTGGCCTTGTTGAATAGCTAAAGCAGACTGAGACTTTTGCTGAGCAATCTGCTGCATTGCAGTCTGCTGAGCCATCTTGGCGGATTCAGCAGCTTGAGTCGTTTGAAGACGGCTTTGCTCAATCTGTTGTTGAAACTGCTGAGAACGCTGAGCAGCTTCAGCTTGCATTTGCTTTACTTGCTGCAGAGCTGCTTCACGAGTAGCCGCTGCTTGAGCTCTAGCTGCCTCAGCCTGTTTATTGGCTGCTTGGGTTGCTTGATAACCAGAGTAAACCTGAGCCGCTGCACCAAGTACAGAGCCGATGCCTAAAATCCAGTTGAGAGAATTGTCCTTAGCCATCAGCTGTACTTAGTTTCTTCTTGTAAGTTGTACTGGTCTTTTAAGTGCCGTACAACAGATACCTGTCCAGCAGCAAACCAGATAAGTTTCTCTTCCATACTAAGGTCAGGAGATTTATCTGGATACAGCTCTTCTAGGTATTGAATAATCTCTGGTTCGATGTAAGGAATCATATGTTCAAGCCAGTTGGATTGACTCGGCCAGGAGCGGTACCACCATAGCCACCAATACCAAACCGACCACTAACACGAGTCCTAGAAACCCCAGGCTGTCCAACGTTTTGTGATCTCCTAGCTTGCTGCGTTTGTGCCGGTGCAACCCTTTGAGTCTCTTGGCGAGCTTGAGCTTCACTTAAAGACGATTGAGCACGCTGTCTATTTACAACAGCTTGCGATTGCTTTTTAACAAGAGCAGCTTGTTCTTGAGTTTCAGTTAAAACTTTTTGATATTCAGCTTTAACCTTTTCTTCTTCTTTTTGTTGTTGAGCTAAAGCGTACTTCTGCTCTGTAATAGCTTGAAGAGCTTTGTTTGATTCTCTTAAGTAAGCAGCTTCTGCTTCATATGCAGCGTCAAATTGAGCAATGTAATCTCTAAAATTTCCTTGACCTACTTGAAATGTAGGTACTCTTATTGAGGCTGGAGCGTTGTAACCACGAAAGGGTTCTTCAACAGCGGAAGCGCTGCCTAACAGAGTCTGCCGTTGATTAAAGCTGTTCCAAGCTTCATTGAACTGGCGTCTTCCGTTTTCAGACTCCCGTGCGTTACGGCGATTGTCCGGATCGTTAACTCCACCAAACTGTCGAGCCCAGTAACTGGTTGGATACCAAACTTCAAAGAATTGATCTCTAGTCAGTAGCGACATAACAAGAACCCTTTATATATCAAGCGTAGCTGGGGAGATCAGAGTTACTTGTCTCAAAGAACGCAGGCATCCTTCCTCGTTGAGTTTCAATCAGACCTTCAGCTTTACCTGCATACATCAGGCTGTCGCTTTGATCCAACCAAAACTGCTTGTCCAGATATTTGTCGTCGGAACTACCAAGGGGTTGCATCACCCAGTTAATAGTTGCCTTACGCAATTTATCAAGAGAAGGAGAGACACTAAGCCCCAGCTCACGACAAACAAGGCTATTGGCAGCAACGTGAACTTGTTCATCACGAGAAATGTCAGCAGATACCGTCCTCAGTCCAGCGTCACCGTTGAAACGGAAAAAGGGAAGTAGGACGAAGAAAATCGCACGTTCGGCCACCATTGCTTTGAGGACCGTGTGATCTGGATGTTGAATCCATGCATCCCTAAGCCTGATGGCCTCGGATTCAGCCTTCTCATCCACGCCCAAAGCGTTGGTGATGTAACCGAGCGCAAGGTCGTGCTTCTCCTCGTCTTTGATGTTGGATCGTAGGAGGTCCACTGACGCCTTAGGTACTTCATTTTTCAGTGCTTCATCAATAAAGTCGCCAACTGGCAGCTCCATGTGCCGGAGGGCAAGAGCCCGGAAGATCACCTCCTCCGAGCCCTCTTTGAGTTTGCCAGCCGTGGATTGAATGGGAGTCCAAGTGCGCTTGCGGGCGAGCAGTTTCTGGTACGGGTTCATTCGGCGCAATTGCAATCAGGTGCAGAGTCTCCCTCCAACAAATTGGCAAGGTAATCCTCAACATCTACGTCGCTAATCGCTGCGTAGGCGCTGGATTTATCTTGGGTGTCGGACATTACCTGAAGAGAGTAATACAAACTCTTCAGGGGGGAGTTCAACCATCGTGCCATAAATTGACGGTCCATAGTTGTCATATCAGACCACCAATTCATAGAAATTGCGTGAGCCATTCCAGTGCCGTCCATCAGGCGCTGCCACTCACAGTTCAACTCAAAAAATGTATCCCAACCAACCTCTTCGGCGGTCTCACATTTCGGGTTGAACTTGTAACTTTGCACACCAAGAGTTGCACTATCACGATCTA